TTATCGCTATTGCAAGTTGGATAAACGCGGTTATTATCGGTAGCCACTTTTTTATTATCTTCCTTAACTTCTTCAACGGCTTCACCTCCTTCCCTATGTCTACATTATAACACGTTTTCGTGTCATGCACAATAGTTTTTTATTAATTTTACAAATAAAAATAGAGCCTACTAATATGGATTTAATCTATGTTAGTAGGCTCTTTTATTTATAGTTGCGTGTATCCACCATTACACGCTATGGAGATATATTAATCACCTCAATTTTTTGCAACTAAATAAACAACTGTTCCACCTAATAATATGTTTAGTATTTTACTGTTCCTTTGTTGCATCTTGATTCTTTTGAGTTCTCTCATCTGCATTTCTAAGTATGCGTTCACCTTCGCCAATGATTCGTTTTGCATTAATAGCGTTTTCTCTTGCTGCTCTAATGTGTTCTTGGCTATTAGTAATTGCTTCCTCTGTTCTTTGATTAAGTTCATCGATTCTATTAATTCTTGTTTCGATTTGTTCGTTGACATCTGTGCTACGTTCAATTGCTGTTCTAGATCGTCTATTATCTTCAACTGCTCGTTGATTGTATTGTTGAGCGTTTCGAATTTCATCAGTAGCTCGTTGTATTCCTGTCGTGTCAATATTACTTGCTCTGTCGGCGTAGAACCATATACAGGCAATGATACAAAGGACAATACAAATAGGAACAGAGATGTAATGAGCGTGAATAAAGTTTTTGATTTTGTCATTCATACTTCCTCCTAATCATACATATAGTTAACATCAACTTCTTTGTCAGCTACCATTCCGCAATCACTATATTGCCATATTCTGATATTTGGATAATCACATTGCGAATCATATTGTGCACACCATACAGGAACGCTTGGCATTTGACTATACGCATATGTTTCATCCCACAATAAGGAATATCCACTATACACACCTACATTTTGAAATCCTGCACTCCACAATGTATTTACAAAGCGACTAATACAATTAGTCATTCCTTGGCTTGTTAAAGCACCAGCATTAATCATGTTACGTAATTGGCGGTGTTCTTCGTAGTCATACCAAATACCTGCTTGCAGATGATAATCAGTATATCCATAGCTATTGAGCATGTTAATCACCCATTCAGCCTCTTGTACGGCTGTTGCCTCATCGTATGCATGGCTAAAATAATATACACCAACTTCAAGACCTGCATTTAATGCTGCGGTGATATGTTGCTCAAAGAATTCATCAACGTTATAGTTTTCACCTAATTTAATAATCACGAATTCATTGCCTTCTTCTTTTGCTTGCTGCATGTGGCACTCATCATAATAAGGCGCTCCGTTTTCAGCCTCTTGCCATGCTGAAATATCAAACCCTTTTCTCATTCTTATCACTCCTTTCTGTTATGTTTTGTAATGGCGGTAATTTAGGTTGTTCTTCTAATTTATCTGGAATACCATCACCATTTCTATCAACACTAAGCCATATTAATCCTGTGAGCGATGCGATTACACCTGGTGCTCCAAACATATGGTCAATTAAAAATGCTCCCATCGTTATGATCTTATCGTTCGCACTAGAAATTTCTCCTACGTAAAAAGAAATAGCGTAAGTCATCGTGGCTAATATAATTGGTGTTAGCATGATAAGTATAAGTATTCTTGCTCCCCATACTAAAGTAGGGTGGACTTTCGCCACCCTAACCGAAGTATATATTTTCTTTACTGAATCAATGAGTTTTGTTGGTAAAATCATGGAAATCACCTCTTAACTCATCAACTCTGTTTTCTATTCCGTCAACACGTGCAGTTAATTTCACATGTTCTGTATAAGCCTTTGTACGTTGTTCACGAGATAGCTTGATTTCTTCTTTTAGTTCTAATAGTGTCTGATTTAACGCACCCATGCGTTCTGTGAAAATCAAATTATCCTGCATACGTTCATCGCTTATGCGTGTCAGAATAGGCACAATTAAAAGGCGGTAACTTGCACCGCCTATGATTGCAACAATTGACAATGTAGTTAATATGTCATCAAGTTGAAACTCCCAAGTCCACATTATTCGTCCTCTGTGCTTTCGTTTAACTCCATTAATTCATTATGGATACACCCCTCTGTAGGGCATGTTCCATCTTCGTTTAATGTAGCGTAGCACCATTCACAAAAATGCATAACTGGTACATTGCTTTTGATTTCTTCCATATTATTTCACCGCCTTAATTTTTGCTAACATTTCCATATTCAATTTCTTATATTGTTCTTGTAAATCAGAAATATCACCATTAATCAATCGTCTACGTAGCACCATTTGTTCTAGCGTTTCAAATCGTGCATCATAATACTTCTTAATATCTGCAATCTTATCAGCTTTTGTTGGCTCATATGGTGTTATAGGAATATCAACAAACGCACCATTTACATATGCTTTGCCATTTGTGAATTGTGCTTGCATTTCACTATCCCCTGTTACGATATTAGCAGTAGGATATGTTTGTTTGGCTAATTGTTCTGTTTCTTCAAGCGTGTCAGCATGTACACCAACTACATAAGAGGTTTGGCGGATGCCGTTCTCGTCTAATACAAATACATACATATTGTTGTCCTTTCTTGGAGGTAGAAATGAAATTAATTGAGAAATTAAAAGGGGCTCATGAACGCCCCTATGTTGCATATAAAGTTATAGGTTATTATTCCTCTTATAATGAAGCTAAGGAGGCATTATACAATGTGCATACATTAGATGATGTGTATCATTCATGGTTACAATTGCATTCCTTAAATGTTTCGCCACACACCATGAAAGGATATGAATGTGCTTATCATCATGTATCATCAATATCTCACCGCCCTATCAACGAAATCACATATATGGATTTGCAAAATATAATATCTGACATGCTAAAGAGCGGACTCTCTTATTCCTCGTGTAAGAAAGTTCGCTCTTTACTCAATCAATTATATTCATTTGCAATTATTAATGACTGGTGCTCAAAGTCATACAGTCAATATTTGAATATCGGCCACAATACCCCTAAACGCCCACGCAAGGTATTTACCACTAATCAAATTAACCGCTTATGGAGTATTAATGCAGAATTGCCTTTGATACTCTTATATACTGGAATGCGTGCTAGTGAATTAATTAATCTAAAAAGCACTGACATTAATCGAAAACAACATTATTTAAAAGTTACATCAAGCAAGACTAAAGCAGGTATCCGCATCATTCCCATTCATCATCGCATATGGCCATTTATTGAATCTCGATTGTCCAATAAATGGATCATAGAGGAAAGAAATTATGTCTCCCTTTCAAACTCCTTTAAATTAGCCATGAAATCCGTCAATGCTAAACACACGCCCCACGATTGCCGTCATTCATTCGCTACTAGATTAGATGATATAGGTGCTAATTATAATGCTAAACGATTATTATTAGGCCATGCTTCATCTAATGTTACTGACGGCATATATACTCATAAATCACTTAGACAATTGCGCAAGGCCATCGAAATGCTTAAATGACCAAGGGGGATACTATGGAGAAACAGAGGGTACATCAAATCCATGGTCATTTCCAATTGCATTTAAAAATAAACCATTTTATGTAAATGGTTCTACTGATATGAGTAGTGAAACTGCTTATGATTTCGATAGACCCGCATGGGCAATGGCCATTAACAGTACGCAATTTTTATGTAGTATTAATTATGACAAAACTGGTACAACTAGAATCAGAAGGGTTAGAGTATTATCTATTGGGATTTGACCAAGGGGGAAGAAAGTTAAATATGGATGTGTATGATAACTTGAATTATCGACAACCATTTCCTATCTCATTTAGCAAAAACTGCTTAGGGGTGTTAGTAACGCTAGAAGGTAGAGGCCCTGTCTCTGGCGCATCTGTAGCTTATACAAACAATAGAACAATAACAGAATTTACGATTGTTACTGATGCATCAAATGCAGAAGCTAAAAGTGATTTATTTTATATTGCACTAGGTATTTAGCCAAGGGGGAATTATAAAAGGCCCAACAGGAACTTCCGCTGAAGGAGCATTACCACAAACTACATTCCCAATAGCCTTCAACAAACCATTATTAGTACTATCGAATATGATTAATAATAGTACTAATCCGAATCCTAATTTTATAGATATTTGGACTCAAATTAGAGATTTACAAAATAATTCATTTAAAATGTTCTTGCAAAGCACAGGAAATTTATATCGATATGATGGCGTGTATTGGGTAGCTATAGGATTATAGTGAATATAATTAGATTCCTATTGCAATATATTCCAAAGTTCTAGATTGTTCACCGCCACTAACTTCATCAGCGTTATATTCAAAGCCGGAGTTGTTTAAGCTGGTATGAATTACGTTTACAACTACAGGAGACTCAGTCTTACTGTATTTAATTCTGCATGTCGGTAAAACTATAATAGGTTTTGTATTAAAAGTAATCCCAAATTTAACCTTTCCTGTTCTACTATCAGAGTTTTGGTCTGTCCACCCCTTGCCGTCAGCATTAATTCCCCCTTGGATAATTAAATTACCAAACAGCTTACCCAAACAGATATACCAAGCATTTGGATTAGAAAAATCATATCGGATACCTAGCCCTGATGCCTTATTAGTTTCTAATGCATTAATCACATCTGTTGCATTTTTAATATTTAGACCACTCAAAAGCGTTTTTACTAATTGCAACGTAGGGGCTTTTGCTAGTGCTACATTATTATCAACTGCAGTGATTGCATTATTGATATCTTCAACCATGGCAATATCTTTTCCCCCCGCAGCCGAATTGTACCATTTAGGCTTATTTTGACTATGCAATAATAATTGAGTAGTAGCATTTTTATTGTCAGAATCTTCAGTTACACCAATATCAAAATTCCCATTGGACGCAACTCTAATCTTTGCATCATAACTGCCTCGTCCATTATTAAATCCTATGGAAGCATTATTTACTCTGATATTTCCTGTTACAGTTCCACCTGCTAATGGAAGGTATTTATTGAAACGATTGTCATGTGCGTGATCATCTGTGTTATGTTGATTAATTGCTTCTTCTAATTGTTCTAAAGTAATAGCACTACTAAAATCTACTTCGCCTTTTACGTTTGGATTATCTCCCACCCCTAAAGCAATTACTAAACGTTGCATTGGAATAATATTAGTTTTATCTGGAATATATGAAGTTAAACCTTTGGCATTAGAATAGCCAATAAGTTTTTCTTCTCCACTATCACCATTTTTTGCATATAATCCAACTTCTCGCCAATAAAAACCATTTGCTACATTTCTATTATCAAAATTAAATTGCAATTGCATTTGTCCATTTGCAACTTCTTTTACTTGGCTTAACCCTATTTCTAATTTTTTACTAACTATTTCTGTTAAACCATCAATACTTGCTGTTAGCTGCCCATCACCAATTACCGCCTTTGTAATAATTAGTCTGTCCTCTGTTTTACCAGTTGATGATTTAAGGATCATTTTATTTCCTTGAACAGTCAAACTTAATCCCGGAAATTGTGCCATATTAACCTCCTATCATAGTTACTTCTTCTATCCCAATGGCATTCCCATAATAGATACTGTGTTCAATCTCAATATTCTCTAATGGTTTTATCATGCCTATCACGGTTTCTTCCTGTGCTCCTACTAATGATGTAATTATTAAGTTTTGCGCAACAGTTTGTTCTTCCCAAACAATATATCCAATATGTGCTGGTTTAAATTCTTCAATTGCACTGTGTAAATCATCTATGTTATCACACATGTCCTTTGTAAAGCTTAAGTCCATCATATATTTTTCGTTATATGGAATTATTTCAGCAGACTTATCAGATATAAACTTATTAGCAATAGTTTCAAGATATTCTTTTGTGCTGCTATTTGAAGTATTTAACTTTGCAATCACACGATTTCTTCTATCCTTAAAACTATTGTTTTTAGGTTTAATCCCAACAAATTCTTCCCATTTGTCTAATGCATATGTTGCCGTTTGGATATTATCTTGTTTCAATAATTCCATTAACAATAATCTAATGCGTTCATGCTCTCTACTATCCGCATCACTTATTGCCTTAAACTCCATATCTTTTGCAATAAAAAAAGGTAGATATGCTAATATATCCACCTCTTTCCATCTTATAAAATCACTCATGTACGATCACCTCTTTAACTGTTGGTAATTGTTCATTTGTAATATCAATGTTGGTAACACCATTATTTACTTTTAACTCACGATAATCTAATACTCCTGTTTCTTTATTGGCCAAAATAGCCTTGCCAATATTAGCATATGACACATATGTACCGTTGAAGATTTGCTTTTTAAACTCTTCATTTAGTACTTTTTTAATAGCTTCTATTTCAGCTTTCCCCTTAGTTACCGTTAACTCTATATTAATATCAAGTATCGTTGGTGTAACTACTGTTACAGTAGCTCCAATTGGTGCATTTTCTGCAATTACAGTTTTAACTTTTTCAATCAATTCTGTACTCGCACTTTCACGCTCATTGTTGATAATAATAACTTTTACTGTTCCCGGTCCATTCCATAATGGGATTACTTTTACTAAAAATACTCCATTAACTAATCTTGCCCACTGTTCATAGTGATATGCATTACCGCTTGTTGCTGGTTTTCTTACTTTCAATAATAATCTATCTAGTAGTTCCGCATCAGTTTCTTCATCATATCCATCATATGCAGCCGCTTCATTGTTAACTGTACTTACTCCATAAATCCCACCTACTATTTCTGTAATTGTATTAGCTCCTACATTTAATGATTTACCTGTTAGCTCTGATACCGCCAATACTTTTCCACTTCCAGTTTCACCTAGCGTAATTTCAATAGTGGTTCTAAAGGTTTCATCATTATCTGTGCCAAATAAACTTCCTTTTGGTACTACTGTATTTGCAGTTCCAGTAATAGTTAACATTACATTAGCTTGTGTTGCACTTTTTCTAAATACCCCATGAGATTCCGCATGACGTGTTAAGTATTCGCCCCATGCAGTTTGTGGAAAAGCCGCATCAAGTATCAATTGCATTTCCGCATATGATTTTTCAAACTCAACCGCATTTGAACTTAATGTATCAAATACAAATGTTCCTTCATGTGTACTCAATCCTTCTTTATCTATTTTTTTGAAATCTGCTAGTAGCCGTCCTAGCACATCTTGCTTACTTTGTGGTTCTAGCATTATACTTCAACTCCTATCGTATTTGGCCCATATATTGTTTGTAATTCAATTTGTAATGTAATAGTTTTATGTTCTTGAATTACATCTACAGCATCTACATTTATAATGTATGGGTTAACCAATAACGCATCCTTTACATACTCAAACAGTTCATATTGACTAGGTGTATCATTTGGCTTTTTACCAATAAACTGTTCAAACTCAATACCATAATCATCATAATATGCTCTATATCTGTACCTCTCTACTCTCAATGTTTTCCAAACCCATACTTTGATAGCGTCATTACCTGTTACATATTTATGATTGCCATTTCTATCATATTGGTATGTATCTCTCTGAAAGTCCCAAGCTAGTTCCTTGCATAATGGTAGGTTTTTTTGAACGTCAATGCTACTTGGTGTATTCCCTTTCATAAATGGATTACTCATTGCCGTCTAGCCTCCTACATTTTCCATATACAAAATATTGCTCTGCTGTACTTTCATCATCACCTACTATCGGAATTAACATTACTTTATCGCCTATATGCCATGTATCAGTCATGATTCTGGTCTTTGTGTAATCATTATGAATTTCATGTGTATGGCTAGAAAACTCTGCATATCCCCCACCACCTGCTCTTGGTTGTGTTTCTGAAATAATATGACCTTTAGATTCTCTATAATGCCCTTGTAACCAATATTCATCAACCCACAAAAAGTTACTATTTAATTCCATTCCATTGAACGATACAACTAGATTGGGAGGTGGTGATACTATCGTACCAATTCCCGGCATTGCTTGCTTACCTGCATTTCCGCCCACGTTACTCATGATGCCTAATATTCCTGTATAAGGATCATTGTTTTTCTTCGGCACTTTCACCCTCTCCTTCCTCTGGTTCTCTGATGTACTCTAGATTCAATTCCATTGTATGTGTATTATTCTCAAACGTATGAGTGTCAGATTTAATGAGGAACACTCCTTTTAGTTGCTCTTCTTCAATTACTACAGAATAGCCAGCAATACATTGTATATTCCCTAGTGCAGAAATACTTGAATCCATTTTGATTCCTTTGATTTTTGCTTTGGCTTTTGCCACATTATCAACAGGAAACTTGGTTTTCTTTGGTGTACTTGTACTAGTAGCCTTTTTCTTTTTAGTAGCTTTCTTTTCCTTTGATTCTGGCTGATTTTTATAAATATCTTGGAAAATACCATACTTTTTAATTAATGCATCTTCATTATCTATTCGAATCACATTGCCTGCAGCGTCAACAGTTTTTACTCTGTTTACCATTTCCTCAATTGATTCAGAATGTGATGAACTTATTACATCGTATGTATCTTTAGCTATATACTCTTCAATGGTTGTTCCTTTTTCTACCAAATTAATTCCATCTGCTAGTAATATGGCTGTGTAATCTTTTTGAATATCAGCCTTTGTTTTCTCAAACAACATTTGAAAAACTTCTGTACATGTTTTTTTATCTGCCACAAAGTTTACTACTGTAGGTATATCTGGTAAGGTCCCTACAGGTACTTCAACCTCTGCGCATACACGCTTGAAAGCATCAACTACATTTGTAGCATTAAAAACTAAACTTACTTTAGACTTTGCTAGGTATATCATCCCATCATAACAAGTAATATCATATGTATTGTCATTTGTATTTCTTTTTCTAAAGAAAACACGTCCAGTAAATATCTTTGCATTATCTACTGTCACTTCAATACGATCACCTAAATCAATTAAATAA